GCTCGAACGTGAGTGCTTTCCAATCGGGGTGCACAATGGACAAAAATTACAACGTTTCTTATTTTATTTTAATACTTGTTTATTCCTCATTATCAGGTTCAGGCAAATCAAGATTGAAATTATCCATACACATCTGCCTTACTTGTTGTTTAAATTCCTTTTCCCATTCATAAGTGCTTAACTTGGTGCTACTCACTGGCACTCGTTGTATTTCACCAGTGGCAGGGTTAGGACGCTCCTCATAATTACACAAGGCTTTCAGTACATTATGCACTTCATTAGGAGGGTAAAACTCGCCCCAAGTATCATTGATAGCCTGCTGTATGATTGGTATCCAAACGCCCCAATAGAATGCATTTTGCTGTACGCTTCTTTTTTTGCTTCGCCTCTCAATGGTAATATTGATATTCGTGTCTTCAAATGAGGCTATAGCGTTTTGTATAAGATTGCGATTTTGCACCAATTTGCCGTTCTTAACGTTACTCGGAATGGTTATCTTTTTCATTGTTATCGTCTTTGAAAGCAAGGCAGGACTCGAACCTGCATTTAGTCGCAAACCAAAGCGAACGTACGACTCGAACGTATCCTAATCCCCTCAACCAAAGGGAGCGACTGCCAATTTCGCCACTTGCTTTTATTTTTCCTTAATATGGTACACCGTCCCCTTGTGCGGGTGCTTGTCCATACTGGTTAAACATTTGCCCCTGCTGATATTGCGGTTGCCCTTGTGGTGGGTACGCTTGTACTTGTTGGGGCGGTGCGTATTGCGGTTGCTGTGGATAACCTTGTGGGGCTTGCTGGTATTGAGGCTGCTGGTATTGATGTTGCGCTACATTCGTGGTTTGAATGAGTTCAATTTTCCAACCTACAACTGTATTGAAGTACTTAACCTCACCTTGCGGACTTGTCCATTCACGCCCTTGCAGGTTAAAATGTATCTTAACTATTTGTCCTATTTGCAAGTTATCCAACAGAGCGCAATTGCTTTGTGCAAATTGAATGATAATATCTTGTGGATATTGCCCATCGGTTGTGATAACTAAATCACGCTTCTGAAAGCCATTTTGCCCTACTGTTTCAGTAGCGAATATTGTTTTAATTCGTCCTTGTATTTCCATAGTTATTACTTTATAATTCTCATTTTCTTGAAGATTTCTAATGCTTTGTCTTTTGTAAAAGTGTCAAAGCATTTGTTAGAGTCTTCTTCAGTAGCAAACACATAATCTAAGGATAGCAATAAATTTCCATTAGATGTAGTTACTTTTGTGGAGTATGTCTCATAATCTCCGTTGTATTCTTTCCGCACGAGTATTTGTCTATCTTCATACTCATATACTTTGCAAAATGTGTGTTTTTCCATAGTTATAATAAAGGTTTTGCGATTTCCAAAAGTTCTTTTTGCTCTTCAAAGAATTTGTCTCTTATAACTTCTGATTTAAAAGTTAAAATATTTGATTCAGATATAGAAAAATCTTTATCAAATTCATCATTTGTTACAAAAATGATGAATTTTCTATTATTATCAATATAATTTGGACTCCAACCCTCATTGTAATAGTCTCTAAGAAATAGAAGTTTTAAAAGTGCCATTGTTGCATCAGCAAGTTCTTTATTAGGAGCTACTAAATTTTCAGGTAAATAAATATAATTTTTATCTTTAACTACTTCCTCATAAGTTGGTGTAGGTGCTTTTTGTTCAAAGCCGTGTAATGTATATTCCTCTGTAGATAAAGTAGGTTTATTTGCTACATTTTCAGGGTCTAATTCACCGCCATAAGCTCTAATATTAATTTGTCTACCATCAAGAGTGTATCTTACAGGAACATCTCTATTATTAAATTTTACTAATATTATATTATCAAGATAACGACTATTTTGTCTTTCTATGACTTCTCCTTTACCATAAGCATAGTCAAAGACTTTCTGTTCTACTTTAAATACTGTTTTCATCTGCTTGTTGTTTTTCAAGTTTTTCTAATAAAGCGTCAGCAAATAATACTGCTTTACCTGCAACTATGTATATACTTTCATTCCCCTTACTTAACATAGCTTTTGCAGCTTCTATCGCTATTTGTTCACGCTTGGTTATCCCCAAACAATGAATTGTGTCTGATGGATACCTTTCCATAAGGTAATCGTTTGCTATTATCTTTTCTCCGTCATTACAAAGCAATAATGAATTAGGAGTGATAGGCTGTTCTCCATTTTTAATTTTCTTACTCATTTTCTTTAATTTTACTTATAAAAACTTTTACTCTTATGCAGCTCCAAAACCTCACTGCTTTCCTTCCTGTTTGCCTCAATAAACGCCCTTGCTTGTTGTATGCTAAGGTGTGTATTGATATTTCCGTATGCGTGCGTATATTCGCCCTTTGCGTGCGCTTCTTCTATCGCCTGCTGTATGTACTCCTCGCAGTAATTATGCTCAATAGCGTACAAGTCGTAACCTTTGGCACTGATACCCTCTAAGTGTGCTGTATCAGTAGCGTGGAATATCTTTTGCCCACTATTGAGGAATATTCGCCACCCTACATTTGGTACGTCGTGATACAGCTTCACTGGCGATACTTTAAAAGCCCCGTAATCGTATAACTTACCTACTTGCAATACATCAATATTCGTTAGTCCCTCCAACCTCTCTAAGAGAAAATCAGCACAAGCAATGCGCAATGTAGGTCGCTCGGCTTGTAATCGTTGTAAGGTTCGCAATTTCAGGTGGTCGCCGTGCTGGTGAGTGAGTAACACAATTTTCAAAGAACGTTTTACTGCTTCTAAGGCTTTGAGTGTAACGCCGCAATCTACCATTATTGCGTTATTGTATATCACGGCGTTACCCTCGCTACCTGAATTAATTACTTGTGTTTGTATCATTTTCAAATTCTACTACAGCTGTTCCATTGACAAATAAGGTTTCACCATAGAGTACTGTTTGCTTTTTTGATTTTGCTTTATACTCTTCTATATTTTTTTTAAATATATCTATAGCCTCGTCTTCTGTTACAGCTTCTATTTCTACAATGAAATCCTTAGAATAATGTTTTCTAAGCATAATTTCGTGTTTCAATCGCTCCCATTTGCTTTCTGTTAGGTTATATACACCACGTGGAAAGAAAACTATTTCGGGGCATTTTTCATATTCAAAAGACCACTCTAATCCAAAATGCTCAACCATTACATCTCTGGGGTTTTCGGCTGTTATCTTAATCACACAATCGTGGTCTAATGTTTGTCCATTAAAGCGATATACGTGTGATTGTCCTAATGTAAAGTAACTTGTTTTCATAGACTATACTTGTTTAAAATCTACTTGCTTTGGAGATGGTGTGCCTGCTGCTGGTTGTGCTATGGGTTGCAACGCTTCAGGTTCAGTAGGCTCGTTTTGCTCGATAACCTCTACATCTATCACCGTACGCCCTTGAGGGTTGTCAATGTAGTTGCCCTCATTGTCTGCTTGGTCTTTTTCTATCGCTTTTTGCATTTCTACTGAAAGCACTCCATAACGGTTAAGCAATAGTTTTAGCACCGTCTTTTTTGCCATTAAGTCAAACTCGTCTTTCCAAAGACCTCTGTTTGTTTTAGCATAAGTTTTTGAATATTTAGAAGCGTGTGCTTGTAGCTGCTCAATGGTCATAAAGAGCGATTGCTGAAATCCGTTGAGTAACTCAATGTAAGCAAGGTAACCGATAACCGCCCCACTCGGATTTTCGCCTAAAAAATCAATATGCCCCGTTACCTTGTTTCGTCTGATTTCACCCTCACGAATCTCACAAGTGTTAATCGTTTTGTACTGCCCGCTACGAATAGCTAACTGAACAAAACCCTTATACCCCATTTGAAATTGAGGAATAGTGCGATTAGTTTGTCTATCAAAGTAAGGTATTACATACGCATACCCTAAGTTCTTATTTAGTGGCAAATTCAATGCAGTTGCATTCATTGCGCATTTCATAAGGTCAGCAGGTTCGCACTGTGATAGTTCTTTATTGCTATCTGAAAGGGCTAATAAGTTAGATACAAATTCGCTCTTTTTTGCGCCTAAATTTTGCTCTAAGAATTTATCGGACTTGTTAAGGAAGTTCGCTAATGATTGTTTTTGTAATACTGGTGTTTCCATTGTGTTATACTTTGTATTGAATTTTATTATTATCTAAGAAAGCGCGTAACGCTCTAAGTTGCGCCCTTGTGCCTATCACTGTAAAAGCGGATTGCACAATCTCATTTTCATCTTCTTGTACTGCTTCTGTAGCCTCTTGCACTGGTTCAGGTTGTATCGGTGCTGCAGGTTGCACTGGTGTTGCAGGTTGTACCTCATTCACTTGTGCGGGTGCTTGCAAAGGGGCTGTTTCTCTCGCCCTTGCTTCAGCGGCTAATCTCGCTTGCTCGGCTGCTACTCGTTGCGCCTCGATACGCACTAATTCAACTTCACGTTGTTGTTTGCGGTATTGTGCATTCTGTATCGCTCTTGTAACATCAAGCGTTTGTTTATATTCAGTTAGCATTTCAGCCTTAAACTCGTCAGGTTCATTTAGACTTTCAATGAGTTGTATGCTCTTGGTTACCTCGCCTACAAAGCCCGCAACTTGCTCTTTAAGGCTCTTATCGCTGGCACTAAGTGTGATATTCAGTGGCAAGCGTTCAAAGATGAGGAAGTCGATATTTTGTGATTGACATAATTCTGTGAAGTAGTCTTTGATACGCTCCCGTTTATCGTCTAATAAGCGATTTTGCACCTCGTCTATTTTCGCTTTCAGCGTACTATCAGCCTTATCGTAATGTACTTTGATATGCTCTTTGTACGCTTTCTCAAAGGTTTCATAAGGCGCATTTACCTGCTCTTTAATATACTTGCGTTGTGTTTCAAAATCATCAAGCTCTTTGCGTAACATCGTGCGGGTGTTTTTCGCACTCTTTAAAGTCTCATCAGTTACCAACTGGTTATCAAGGTTCAGTTCGGCAATCTTTGCCTCAATTTGTTGCCCTACCGCTTTTATTTGTTCATAGATAATGATAGGGGGCTGTTTCAGCGTTATTAATTCTTCATTCATTTGGTTTATGTATTTTAGGTTATTACTTTTCTTAAATAAAGTGCCGTGCGTTATTGTGATGAATTATGTCCAGATTTAAGGGTAACACGGCACTTATTTATTTGGTAGAGGCTCTTTTTCTTTGTTTAAGACATTTTCTTTATCATTTTGTTTATCTCATTACGCTTTGCTCTCAACTCGTGCATAAATTCACTATTGCTAATCTCTTGTACTTCATACTTACTATCTTGGTATGAATTAGACATTAGGAAACTCAATGTATCAATACCCGTATTATCAACTCGCAAGGCTGTTAATGATGAGTTGTTAGTAAGTGGCAATTCTTCATAAACGCTAATACACCAACTAATACTCTCATACTTCACTCGGTAGCATTTTCCTAATTCTAAGGTTGTTACTTGCTCTTTCATAGTTGTAATGATTTTTTAATTGTTAAATAAACTGATGCCAATCGTGTGATAAACTCTCGTAGTAACGGTTGCGCTCGTCAATTCTATACTCTTTTATAAGTCTTTCGTACTCAGCTTCAAGTTTATCTTGTGCTTCAGCCCATTGTTCATTAGTAAGGTCGTAGTATACCGTATGTTTACCAACTCTCTTATAGAGTTCAGACTCAACACTCAAAACGCCCTTATTATAGCAACCTGATAGGCGCATAGTGTAGCAGCCACAATTGGCTTTTAAATGCCACCAGCCCTCGTGGTCGTTATCTTTTTCAGGGCGTAAAGCCGCTTTTAGTTGTTCAAAAATAGCGGGGTTGATAAAGCAATCTTCATTCATAGTATGTTGAAGTAATAAGGGTGATACAAGACCTTGCAGTAATTTTTCAAAGTCTTTTTCTGCAGGCTTTATATCGCCTAAAGCGATGTTAAACGCCTCTTTTTCATAAGGGTCGCATTCATTGAATTTCTTACCCTCGTAGGTTACATATCCATTGCATAGAAGAATTTGGCTATTTAGTTTGGTAGTTTCGCTCATTTGTTGTAATTTTGCCATTGTATCAAAGAATTAAAATTATTACTTAATTAAAGGCGGTGCTGGGATAGTGCCGCTTTTTTTGTTAGCTATTTTGTCGGTAGCGTTCGCATTCAGCAAAAAATTGCGCTTCATACTTTGATATATCTACCACTTTCTTTTGTCTTTTAGAAGACGGCTTGCTACCTTCCACAATAGCAAGCTCGTCATTAGTACGAATAATCTCATTTGCAAGAGTTCTAATCGCTGATTCAAGACATAATTTTGTAGTCTCTAATTCTTTTACCTTACTCTTTAAGAGTCGTATCTGTTGTTGCTTGTTCATATCTCAACGTTCTATACTTATTAAGTAGTGTTTCTTTTTCTTTTTCGCTCTCAAACTCGAACAAATCATCTATATTGTTGGTTTTAGCGAACTTCTTTAAAGGGTTGTAATTTTCTATCTTCAGAAACTTATAAGGTCGCATATACAACCAGTGTCCAAT